GATGATAACTTAAGAAACTTTTTAGCCTCATATGGCTGCCAGTTGAACTCACACTTCACTGGTAAGAATAAGTGGGACACATCTTTCGGTGTTGCATCTATGGCAAGCCTCTTCGGTTCAGTCCGAGACGGACGCTTCCAAGATAACAACATCATTGAATTACCTTCTAACGAAGGTTCTGAAGGAATGAAGACCCTGGTACAAGAGTTAATCACTTGGAAGCCAGATACTAGAAACCCTACCGACTGTGTTATGGCTCTTTGGTTTGCGGTAATTCGCGTCCGAGAGTTAATGCAACAGTCAACCAGAGTGGGTCAGTACCAATCAAACCGTTGGGCAACGAGAGCGCAGATGGCATCTCGTGGCTCTATCAATTTAGACAACGCCTTTGCCGACCAATGGGCAGAGCAATACGGATAGGATGCAAATGGCATTATCAATGGAACAGATTGCGGCGAGAGTTGACTCTCTCAAGCATCGCAATCACGAACGTGATGCTCGCAATCTTGACGTGCTTGCTGTTCGTAAAGGAAAAATTGCAGAGGTCTACCCTGACTTCTTCCCCAATGGCGTAGACGCAAACGTAGTCGCAAACTTTATTGACATCGTAGCCCGCGACCTTTCTGAAGTAATGGCTCCGCTGCCAGCAGTAAACTGCTCAGCAGCCAACCAAGTTTCTGATAGAGCACGTACATTCGCTGATAAGCGTACTCGTATTGCATCTAACTACTTCCAGCATTCAGACCTAGCAGTACAGATGTACTCAGGCGCTGACTGGTACATCACCTACGGTTTCGTCCCTTTCATTATTGAATTAGACGAAGAAGCAAAACTGCCACGTATTCGCATAGAAAATCCTATTGGGGCTTACCCAGAGTTTGACCGCTATGGACGTTGTGTGGCATTTGCTAAACGATATATGATGACATTGGGCGAACTTGTCTCCCAGTTTCCTGATTATGAGAGAGAACTACTTGGTGGCTTCGGCTACAAGCAAGACTTAAATACTCAGGTTGAGATGATTCGTTACTATGACAAAGACCAGTCGGTAATATATCTGCCATCAAAGGGCAACCTAGTATTATCTATCGCCAAGAATCCTCTTGGTAAGATGATGGTTGTTGTCGCACGTAAGCCATCCGTTGACGGAGAACTTCGTGGACAATTTGATGATGTACTTGGTATCCAATTGCTCCGCAACCGCTTTGCGTTGCTTGCAATGGAAGCAGCAGAGAAGTCTGTTCAGGCTCCTATTGTACTTCCCCAGGATGTTCAAGAACTACAACTGGGTGGAGATGCGGTTATCCGTACATCAAACCCAGCGGGTGTTCGCCGCGTAGACCTCAACCTTCCACAAGGTGCGTTTACAGAGCAGCAACTCCTTAATCAAGAACTACGAGTTGGTTCACGTTATCCAGAAGGACGCACTGGAAACATTGATGCCTCTATCGTCACAGGACAAGGCGTACAGGCTCTTATGGGTGCATTTGACACCCAAGTTAAATCTGCTCAAGCAATCTTTGCTGCAGCACTTCGTGATGTTATTAGCATATGCTTTGAAGTAGACGAATTAATTTATCCAGAAGAGAAGACCATTCGTGGTGTTGACTCTGGTTCACCTTACGAAATTACTTACAAGCCAACTAAAGATATCAAGAATGACTACTCAGCAGATGTCCGATACGGAATGCTTGCAGGACTAAACCCAGCACAGGGTCTTATCTTTATGCTACAGGCTTTAGGTGGCAAGTTAATCTCACGCGATATGGCAATGAGAGAACTTCCATTTACAGTTAACGTAACACAGGAACTTGAGAAGATTGAAATTGAAGATATGCGTGCTGCACTACTTGGCTCGCTTACTGCAATGACTCAAGCAATTCCGCAGATGGCTACACAGGGACAAGACCCATCGGAGATAGTACGAAATATTGCTGCGGTTATCAAGGCACGTCAAAAGGGTCAAGCCCTAGAAGACGCTATTGAAGCCACGTTCGCTCCGCAGCAACCAGTTCCTCCTGCTGGGGAGCAACCTATGGTTGAGCAAACGTCCCCTGCTCCCGCTGCATCTCCAGCAGGAGGCGCTCTTCCTCCAGAAGCACCACAAGCACAACCAGATATTCAAACAATTCTCTCAAGCCTAACCTCATCAGGTAAGGCTGGGGGAAGAGTCGTAACTAGAGGTTAGTGAAGGCTGGGGACAATGACAAAACAAAAGTATAATCCTGTTGTTAAACGTAGAGCCGTGCTTAAGGCTACATATGGTTTAACTATTGAGCAATATGATTTTATTTTGGAATCTCAAGAAAACCGTTGTGCTATATGTAAAACTGATACCCCCAGCGGTAGAGGTAGATTTCACGTTGACCACAACCATATAACTAATGAGATTCGTGGATTGCTTTGCCATCATTGCAATCTTGCATTAGGAAACTTTAAAGATGATGTACCTACCCTGCTAAATGCAATTGATTATTTAAGCAAGCAGGTGAAATTTTGACAACGATTATAGGTATTGAATACGAAGATAGTTGCTTCCTGGTTGCAGATAGCCAAACAACTGATGACAGTGGCAAAATTTATAGCCACCCAAATGTTAAGAAGATTGCAGAGCGCGGTGCGTATCTAGTTGCTGGTTCTGGGGAAGTTCTTCCCTGCGATGTAGCACAACATATTTGGGAGCCACCAACTCCCACAAAGAAAGACCGTCAAGACCTTTATCACTTTATGATTTCAAAGGCTATGCCTTCACTTCGTAAATGTTTAACTGATAATGGTTATAACTTTGATGAGTCAAAGGCTGACGGAAGATTTCAATTTCTTATCGCATTATGCGGTGAAATATTTGACGTTGACCAGGAACTCTGCGTAAGTATGAGTGCCGATGGAATGTATGCAGTAGGTTCTGGTGGAGCATATGCACTAGGTGCGCTTCACGCAGGAGCGGATGCTTACCAAGCAATGGAAATCGCAGCAAAGATTACAGCGTTTACCGCTGGTCCGTATTATTCAAAAACTCAAATTAAACACTTTAAGTAGGAGGAAACTATGGCTGAGAACAGAGGCGGTATGCGCCCAACTGCACCACAGAATAATCCTGCTAACGTTTCAGGTACAGGCGGAGCAGGTCAGTCTGGCACACAGCCAGCACGCTACATCTCTGGTATGGCATACGGCGAAGGTCAGGCAACAATGGCGCAGCAACAGTCAGCACCTATGGCTGGCGCACCTGCTATGCCAATGATGCCACCGACTACACCATTGTTTGCACCAACCGAGCGTCCAAATGAACCTGTTACGGCTGGTATGGACTTCGGCGCTGGACCAGGAAGCGAAGCACTTAACCTTCCCCGCGAGCGCTCACTATCTGAAATTCTTTCATCTATGATTGACATTGACCCAACTGGAGATGTACAAGACCTTTACAACTACATATCATCCAGAGGTCTTTAATGGCTGAAAAGAAAAAACTATTATTTAGTATTGCTGATACTTTATCTCCTGGAGTCGCAACAGCGGTTGCACAGGCTGGTTTGTCTAAGGTTGAGCAAGCACAAGTTGCTGCATTTGGTGAACTAAAAAATACTCATCAATTTCTAGCCACTTTGCCTCAAGAAGATGCGTATAAAAACTATAAAAATTTAACACCTGAATATCAAGATGCGCTTAAGACATTCTTTAGTCCTAAGTATTCTATTCAAGATAAAGGCTTCTTAGGCAACATTGGTCGTAGCATTGCCTCATCTGCTCACTATGCAGCACAAACTTTTAAAGACCTTGGTATGCAAATTGCTGGTATTCCAATCCAGCCTAAGACATCTGCTAATCCTGCGGAGGCTTTACTTAAACTTGGTATTTCACCTGTTACTGCACTTGCTACCGAAGCAATTCCAGAGCCTGTAAAAAAGGGAACTGGAAAAGTTCTTGAAACATTAATGCGTCCAGCAGAAAAACTTGTAAAGCAACCATATCAGGCTCAGAGACTGTATGAAGAAGCCACAGATAACACTCTTTTGCAGGACTGGCAGAATGTTGCACGTGTATTTGGTCAAGGTTTAGCAGAACTTGCCCCAGGTGGGCAAGATGCAACCATTGCTGATAACTCAACCACTTGGAAAAAGTACTGGGAACAGGCTTCCGATAAAGAAAATGTGTTTGATAGCAGCGAAGTTCTTAAGATTGAATCATCTCTTAAGCCAGAAGAAGCCTATGTAGGCAAGTTGCTTGCTGGCAAGAAGAATTTTATTGACAACTATGAAGAAATTCTTAAGCGTCCAGAGGCTCTTGACCTAATTCAGCGCTACACAGCGGGCGATGAAGAAGCAAAGAAGGTTGTTGCTAATGCAGTCAGCCTTTACGAACAGGCTAAGATTAGCCCTGGACGAGATATAGCCCGTGCACTTGCGTCTGCATTCCCATTTGAGGCTGACAAGGCTAAAAATGGTGACCCAATCAACAAAGCATTTTTTAATACAGTCTCTGGTGGCGTAGATTTTACTGTCACCTTTGGACTTGACCCACTTATTTTGATTGGTAAAGCCAAACGCGCATCCGATGTTGCTCGCTTTGGTCTTATGAAAATGGGTGAAGACCCACGCAATCTTGAAAAGGCTTTCAATAGAGTTTCAGTACGTCGCTACTGGGATGAAGTTGGCAAGTTATTTACAAAGTACAACGAAGGTGACGTAGTTCAAAAAGGTGCAGTACTTACACGCATCCAGGAACGCTTCCCAGAAATTAATCTTGATGTAGCACAATATATGGCTCCCAATATTAAAGATGCTGATACCGCTCTTGATTTCTTCAGGGGCGGAGACATCATTGATGATATCAGTAGAGGCAACGCTGGCTTACGCCGCAACCCTTTAATCCCGCGCTACACAAAAGGTCGCTATGTAAAAGACTGGCTTCGTGACGGTGCTTTAAAGAGCGTTGAAAAATTTGCTGGTAAATATGAAGCAATCAGGCTTCCAGGAAACGTTGACGACATAGCCCGACTTGCTGACGAAGATAATATTTCTTGGGCGGAAAAAATTGGCTATAAGGAAATAACAACCCCTACTGGTATCCGCTCAGTATTCGCAGGACGCGGCGGCGTGCTTATGGGCGTAAAAGCAGACGGAAAGTTTGTATCTAAAGACGCATCTGCCGCAGCAAAGATTGACCGCGTTATGCGTCAGTTCTCAATTGCTCCATCACAAGAGCGAATTATATCTATTAGCGATGCGTCAAGTGCCACACAAGTTTACCGACTCCTACGCACAGTAGTTGACAAAGGCACAGCCTCTACATTTCGCGCTGCTTGGATTGCAGCCAATGAAGGTCAGCGCTTGCTTATGTATAAGGGTCTAGTAAAGACTCTTGCATACGGTATGGGGCTTGACCACTCAGCATCTGGTCGTGCATTTATTGCAAAGATTGATGAAACAGCACAAGAACTTTACTCTGTTAACCAGAGCGCACTTGACCTAGGTGACTTCTCCCGAATTCTTGGAACACTAAAGACTGGAAATCTACCCGCTCCAGAAGGTGTTCGTAAACTTGTTGCAGAGGCAACCGATAAAGCAACCGCCGAAGGCAAAGCCAACCGCGTACTTGCCTCTACTGGTCAAGAGATGGCTGCCATTAAGCAGCAGATTGATGAACTTAAGGCTCTTAAGAAGCAGTTAATTGGCAAAACGCCAGGTAGTGCTGATGAAGCAGCAACAATTAAATCAGTAGTCTCTGACATTGATAACTCGCTTAAGATTCTTGGCGGAACAATGGGCAAGATGAAGATTGCTCGCAAAGATATTAAAAACTACACCGAACTTGACCCAATTGACGTAGACGTATTTAATGCTGCAGAACTCAATGGCGCTCAGCGCGGTGTTCGTGCTTATCAATTAAGTCAGAAGCGCTATATGCCTAACCTTGTTGACCTACGTAAGTTTGAACTTCGTGGCAATGTATTCTCTGCAATTACTGGCAGAGTCGGTGAATCTGTAGTTAACCAAAAGGCTACAGATATCTGGTCGTATTTAAACCTTTACCCACGCCTTGGTATCCGTACCACAGTTGAAGAAGTGGGAACCGCAAGCCTTATCGGTGGAGCCGAAGGAATCGGCAATTACTTTAAGGGCTTTGCAATGTCTCAGGAGATTCGCAAAGCATCAGCACCAAGTGTTAAGGTTAGCGCTGTACGTAAGATTGAAAAAGAAGTTAGCCCACTTGGAATTATATCTCGTAATCTTTATAAGATTACTCGCAAGAATTACTCTAGAGAGCAGATTCTTGCTATGGCTGACAATCCAGAAGAACTTGCTCAGGCTATCGGTAAATCCTTAATGAAGGATAGATTTAAGCCAGAGTTCCTACAGACAGCCAAGGGCAAGCGTGCTGCTGGATATGCCGAAGACTGGGTGACTAACGGTGGCAATGATGTAATGCAGGAAATCAACGGAGCAATTCGTCAGGCTGAGTTTAAGGCAGACGTTGCCGAAGAGACTGCAAGTTATTTGCGTCAGTATGGTCCATCAGTAGCCCTTAATGCAGACATTACTGCAGCCCTTAAGGATGTAAAGTTCAACGCTGTATATGGCGAGATTGCTTACAACCGCACAGACTTCTTATTGAACTGGTATCTAGACCTTCATAACACAATTGGCAAGCGAAACATCTTTGGTCAAATTGTATTTAGCAATATCTACAAAAAAGAAGAAGATGCTATTGAAGCAGTTCGTGTATACCTAGATGGTAAGGGTAATGAACTAGCAAAGAAGTTTGCTATCTATAATTCCGAAGGCTCATATGAGTTTGCTCGTCGCATCTATGCAGATGCCACAAATAACCTACGTGATTATTCAGGTAGATTAAACAAGAATCTTATTGAAGAAATCAAAGTCTCTGGTGGTATAGACAACTTTGACTTTAAACAACTCAACAAGTACAACGAAAATTTCCAAATGCCAAAGACTGTGCTTGGAAGAGAACTTGTACCGCTTGAGCCTGGAGATGCAATTGGTTTCTTTGACCGAGTAATGAAGAATGGCTACGCCTGGGTAGGAAAGCAAATTGCAATCCTTGACCGCGAGCCAATTACCTACGGTAACTACATTATGTACCGCGATGATTTGATGAAGTATCAAAGCAACTTCAAGCAAGGCATCCTTGATGCTGGTCTTGATGAAGCGGTTGCTGAAAAACTTGCCCGCCAACAGGCTCACGAAGTAGCAATTAACTTTGCTCGCCAGAGGACCTTGGGTTTTGTTGATAACTCAGATGTTCGCACTAACCTTGCATTTAATATTCGTAACTTTGGTCGCTACTATCGTGCGACTGAAGACTTCTATCGCCGTGTCGGGCGATTGGCTAAGTATGAAAAGCGTGCATTGGTGCGCCTTGCTATCCTTAACCAGACATTTGAGCATTCAGGCTTTGTGCATAAAGATGCCAACGGCGAGATGTACTTTACCTATCCAGGTGACGACATTCTTAACTATGCCCTTGGTAATACAGTATTTCGTATAATGAAAATCCCTGGAGCACAGCCAATGTCTTCAAACTTCGGTGGTAAGTTAAAGATGTTAACCCCATCTCTTGACCCAGAATCCGCAGCACCTCGTCTTGGTGGTCCGTTTATCGGAGTATCCCTTGCAGTTCTTGAAAACATCCCCGTAATTGGTTCTTGGATACGCTCTGCAGAACCAGTTGTTACAGGTGGAATACCTAATCAAGAATGGTGGCGTAGTTTTACTCCTATTAACGTACAACGTTTGATTGATATGGGTATAAAGAACGATAAGGCTGCAATGACTGAGCAGAAGTATTCTGCAACAGTACAGGCTATGCGTCTTCTAGTTTCAACTGGAAATGGTCCTAAGACTGGTGCAGATATTAACCCATTCTCGGCAAACGCTGTAATCCAGGCTACAAACATTATGGCTCTTCGCTTTGTAACTGGACTTGGAGCACCTGCATCCGTGCAGATGTTTGCTACCAAGGACGTTCCAAAGGAAATGATTGATGCTGGATACTTTACCTGGGATTCAGAGTTTGCAAAGATACTCTCTCGTTATGCTGATGATGACCACGCATTTGAAAAGGCTTTCGTTCAGTTCGCTACACTATACCCAAGCAAGACCGTATATACAGTAGCAAAGACTACATCTAATACAGAGGCTTCTTTCCGAAAGACCTATGAGGCTGCAGAATTTGTTAAGAAGAATGCTGATTTAGTTAAGAACAACAAGCAAGCAGCAGCGTTCTTTATTCCAATTAATGGAACAAATGACCTTGATGCCTATACTTACCTTAAGTCTCAAGGCTTTGTAAAGAATAAACAACTTGAGGATTTTCTTCGTGAGGCTTCTACAGCAGATGCTCGCCAGCAATACAATACCCGCAAGGATTTGTATGACCAGACTATCCTGGAAACACAAGATACTGGCAAGCGTCGTTACCTTCGTGAGCAATGGAAACTAGAGTCTGACTTCTTTAAACAGTCTTACCCATTGCTACGTATGCAACTGGAGCGCAATGATGGATACGTTGCCTCAAAGGTTGAAGCACTAGATGATTTAAGAAATGTTGTATACAGCGGCAAAGCCCCAGACAAGAAACTTGCTGATGTTTTTGCGGCAATGATTCTTCAGTACGATAACGGTAAAGCACAGTTAGATAGCATTACTGGTAGAACAGACTATGACAACGGTTATAAGAAGGCAGTAAAAGCAGACCTTAAAGATATTCTGCTTCAACTTGCTGGAAATAATCCAAATGCTAGGTCACTTTACTGGAACTTATTTGAAACTTTGATTGGAGAATAGCGTGGCTACAGATAAAGATGGCGATGGAATCTATACTGGCGCTGATGTACCTATCACCGTTCGTGACCAAGATGATAACAACCCAAGCGTAGGAGCACCAAAACTAGATACAAAACCAGGCGAAGGATATGTCGCAGGTATGTATCCAGAGGCTGAACCATACGCAAGTGTATCTAGCATTGGTGAAACAACTGCTGAATTTACCAAAGCATTTGAAGCAGCATTCGGGGCTGCTGCACCTAAGAAACTTATGGCAGCATTCTCTGCAGAACTTCGCAGCCTACAGGCTGGACGCACAACCGCCAAAGTTAAAGGCAAGAGTGGCGTAGATATAGTTACTCAAGGAGTATCCGCTCAAGAGCGTGAGAATATCCTCAATAAGTATCTTAATTCTTATGCTATGAATCTTACAGAGGCAGCCCAGAACGGCGATGCTAAGGCTACTGCAGCCCTACAAAGGGGCAACTTTGGGGTAAACCTAACAACTCTTAAGAAAGCCTATGCGGAGAACGGTATCCCGTTTAATCAAAAGTCTTTAATGACTACGGCTATAGATGTAACTCTTAAGCCTGAGAAGTTAAATGCAAATCTTAACCTAGTTAACCTACAGGCTAAGACATACTTCCCCGCTTTGGCAGAAAAGATTGGCGCTGGATATACAGTAAAGCAATTGCTTAGCCCATATATCAACACACGCGCCAACGTCCTTGAAGAAGACCCAGAGATGGTTGACTTGAAGACTCTGCAGGGAATTGCTAAAGACCCTAAGAATTTAATGAGCCTATACGACTATGAGGTTTCATTACGCCAAGACCCTAAGTGGCGCTTTACAAAGAATGCACAAGATTCTATGTCTAGCGTAGCAAGCGGTATTGCTAAGATGTTTGGATTGGTTGGCTAATGGCAATAAAAGTTACAGTCGCTAAGGGCGATACTCTTAGTGCTATTGCGAAAGAAAATAAGACAACTGTTGCAAAGATTGCAGCAGCAAACCCACAGATTACCAATGTAAATAAAATCAACGTAGGTCAAAAGATTACTATTCCTACAGCCACAACTGCAAAGCCAGTATCTGTTCCTAAGCCAGTAGCACCAACATCGGGTGAAATTCCTGGTTTTACGCCTACTCCTATGATGCCAACTTCAACCTTAGAACCTGGTCAACCAGGATTTGTCGGACCATTTGTTCCGAAGGAAACACCTTGGACAATGGCTGGAACTGTAAATACATTGCAGGGGCTGGTTAATGTAGATGCTAGTGGAAGAGCAAAAGACGGTTCTATTCCAATTGCAATAACTGAACCATTCGTTCCTGGGTCAGACCTTAATACTGGACAAACAAAGACACAGGTTGACTCAATTGCTGCGATTAAAGCACTGCTTTCTTCATATGGAATTGGTGAACTAGGGGATGCTATTACTAATGCAGTAGTAAAGGGTTATTCAACAGACACAATTCAACTTATTATGCAAGACCCTAATAGCACAGACCCACTGGCTGTAGCATTTCAAATGCGCTTTCCTGCAAACAAAGCCCGCGCAGCGGCTGGTAAAACAGTACTAAGCCCAGCAGAATATCTACGTGCAGAGCGTTCATACACAGAAGTATTAAAGAGTTATGGCGTATCTAACCTTGCAAGCAAAGAGAAGTTAAGCCAGTTTATATCTAATGATATATCAGCAACCGAAGTCTCAGACCGCGTGGGTCTTGCTATCAACCGCGTACAGAATGCCGATGCTGATACCAAGAAAGCACTGGCTGAATACTATCCAATGCTTAATCAGGCAGACATTGTTGGTGCAGTATTAGACCCAACTGAAGGTTTGCCAGCGCTACAGCGCAAGATTCAGATTGCTGAAATTGGTGGTGCTGCATTAGCACAGGGTATCAAAACATCAGAGGGTAAGACAAACATCTTGATGGGTGCAGAGACACTAGCAAACCTTGGTGTTACACAGGCTAAGGCTCGTGAAGGTTTCCAACAGGTAGCAGAAGTTGCACCACGTGGAGAGTTCTTATCTCAAATATCTCCTGGCGAAAACTATGGACAACTACAGGCAGAACAAGAAGCATTCCAAGGACTAGCATCTGCTAAACGCGCTCGCTTATCTTTGACAGAACAAGAAAGAGCACGCTTCGGTGGTGCATCTGGAGTAAACAAAGCAAGCCTAGCCTCACAAACTAGAGGCGCAATCTAAACAAATAGAATCCTGAACGGACCCACCAGCCCCGTCAGCGTATAAGACTGGTAGCAAGAGCCAGACCGATTCCCCGATTGGAACCTGAGGCTTGCGAACTAACTAATAGAGAAGGGTGGATGGTTGCTATGAGCAACAACTACTGGGATGAAGACGAAGACGACCTAGATACCGATGTATCTGAAACACAGATGGATGGAAGCGACCTCTTAAAGAAGTTGCGGAAAGCCAAACGTAATGATGAGAAACGTATTAAAGAACTCACTGAGCAACTTGAGGGACTAACCAAGTCGCAGCGTGAGCGTACAGTCAAAGAAGTCCTAGACAAGAAAGGTGTAAATCCTAAGGCACAACGCTTAATTCTAAAGGACCTAGACGATATTACCGAAGAGTCAGTTAATACCTGGCTTGAAGATAATGGAGACTTGTTCGGATTGGCTGTGAACCAGGACGCACCTGCAGTAAGTGATATGGACCGCGCTGCATTACGTCAGCAGGACGCTATCACGCAAGGTGCAATAACACCTGACAGAGCAGAGAACCTAGAGCAAAGACTTAACAACGCAGAATCTGCGGAAGAAATTATTTCTCTCCTTCGCTCACAATCACAATCATAGTTTCTAACTACTAAAAAGGAAATAACCTATATGGCATATGTATCAACAGACTCCGCCTCTCTTGGCGGAACCGCTGGTGGTGCTGGTCTAGTACAAAAGGCTTATGACCGTCTCTTGGAGTTCGCACTCCGCTCAGAGCCACTCATTCGTTCAGTTGCTGACAAGCGCCCTACAAACCAGACAATCCCAGGCTCAACAGTTGTTCTACAACGCTACGTTGACCTTTCAGCAGCAACAACTGCTCTCACAGAAACAACTGACCCAGATGCAGTAGCAATGTCTACACCAACATCTGTCACCATTACTCTTAACGAGTACGGTAACTCAGTTCTAGTTACACGTGCGTTGGAACTCTTCAGCCTTGCTGATGTAGACCCAGCAATCGCTAACATTATTGCATTCAACCTTGCAGATTCAATTGACTCCGTAGCAATGACAACATTGCGTGGCGGAACAAACGTAATCTACTCAGGTTCAACAGCAACATCAACAGCAACAGTTACTGCTGCTGCAACACTATCTTCTGCTAACATCCGCAAGGCTGTTGCTAAGTTGCGTGCTGCTAAGACAACTGCTCGCAAGGGTTCACTCTACTGGGCTGGTATCCACCCAGAAGTTTCACACGACCTCCGCGCTGAGACAGGTTCAGCAGGATGGCTTCTTCCAAACCAGTACGGTTCTGCACAAGACCGCATCTGGGCAGGAGAAATCGGAACATACGAAGGTGCATACTTCGTAGAGTCTCCACGTCTTTACAACGCAACAGACGGTTCATCATCTGCACGTGTCTACCGCACAATCCTTGCAGGACAGCAAGCAATGGCAGAAGCCGTTGCTGAAGAACCACACGTAGTCATCGGTCCAGTTGTTGACCGCTTGATGCGTCACCGCCCAATGGGTTGGTACGGTGTTCTTGGCTTCGCACGTTACCGTGAAGAAGCGCTATACCGCATTGAATCAGGTTCATCAATCGCTTAATTGATTGACGGGTGGGGCTAGGGAAACCTAGCCTCATCAGTAAGTTCATTAAGGAGAACTATGGCAAACTATACATTCACTACACCTTATGTACTTGAAGGTCCATCTGGTGGACATCGCTTGTTTTACTTTGCCAAGTTACGCAAGGGAATTACAATTGTAAAATCTGGGGGAACATACTCAGAGATTCGTTACCCAGTAGATGAAGACTTAACCGATTACCAAGAGGTTTATCGCGGTGGTTATCAACACACCGTAGATGATGCAACAAAGGCAGCGCTTATCGCTGGCGGAGTTGGTGTAACAGAAAGTAACTTTGTAGCACAATAAAGGGACGTATGAATCTACACAGAATACAGACACATCCAGAGTACGTAGAAGGTTGTTTCGGTTGCAAGATTGGAACTCTTGAACTAGGTACTGGGGATGCAGGAAGAGATATACCAGATAAGAAGTGGAACTCTGAATTGTCTGCTTACCGAGATGCCAGAGCACAAGGTATACAGCCAGCAGGAACCACTATGCGCCACATAGAGGAAGCACACAAAGCGTCAGAGACATTAGGTAAAGCGTATGACGCTGACACAATGCCTAAGACAAAAGATATAAACCACAAATCCGCTGAAGTAATGAAAGAAATAGGAGCAATCTAATGTCGGCTAAAGGCGAGAAGTACAAGTCAAAAAAGGCAATGATGAAACACGAGAAAACTGAATCTCCTGCTATGCGTATGAAAGAATAT